TTACATCGGAACCCTGACGGTCACCTTGCGCGGTCTTTGATTGCCATCGCCCTGGACGAGCACCGTCACGACGCAGGTCTGGCCATCGGAGGAGGGCTGAGCGGAAAGAAGCTCGCCGCCGGTTTCCCGCACCACGCGAGACGCAGCCGACCCGCAATCGCCTGCGACGAGGACGAGATAATCACGCGCGGAGACCTTCTCCGGCACGAAGCCGGAGAAACCGGCCAGGCCGGCGGTCAATATCGCGATGATTGGCAGTCGCGCCATGGTTACAATTTCCACTCACAAGACAAACAGGATTCATGTCCAAAGCATGTGATGGATTATGTAGCTAAAGGCGGCTGAATGGCAAATGAATGGTCCGTAACGCTTTCCTTCAGGAGGCTATTTTCCCCTGATTCCGCTCTGGGCCGAGACACGCCCATAAATCGCAAAAAGTCCGCCGGCGGCACCCGCAAGCGTCACCGCGATGTCTGCGAGATCGGCCTGCATATCCGCTCCGAGCGTAATTCCCATGACCTGCAGGAGCGCGGCGGCGACCGCGATCAATCCACCCCAGACAGTCTTCGACTGGTACCATGCCTTCATGCCGTCCATGCTTATCTCCTTGTTTCAGTTTAGAACATAACGACTTTTTCAAACGGAACGCCGAGCGGAACCGCCCGGCCCATCTGTCGTATCCGCAGCGAAAGACTTGCCAGAGGTCCGCCGAAATCGGCGATCTCGTCGGCTGCCGGGTAGATGAAAACCGGCCCGGCGACCTCGATCGCGCGCTTGATGGAAACGCCGTCGAGAAGCTCCAGCCGGTAACCTTCGACCGGCTCGTCCAGCGGGATTTCCGCGCTGTCCCAGCCGTCCGCCTCGATCCTCCCGCGCCTCACCCAGGTCAGCCGGACATCGCCGGTCGCCTGCCGCTCGCCGCGGACATGCACCGGCGATAACGGCGTCTCGGCACGCACGCCGCCCGGAAAGACATGCGGGCCGGATCGTCCGCCAGCCTGCCCTAAGCTTTCCGCCAGCCAATTCAGGGCAAGGCCGCGTTCGTCCGCCGCAAGCCCCAGCGGCACCACCGCCTCATCGAGCACGACGACGGCATTCCCTGAAGCCGCGCCGGCCCGCATGGCGTCCTCGGTCCCCGCCAGCCCGCGCAACAGGTTCGACAGACGCCAGCGGTTAGGGCTGATCTCCTCGGCATCGGCAAAGCCGATCACCTCCCAGACGCCGCTATCCGCCTTCACCGCGATCCGGTTTTCGCCGTTCAGTACGGCCTGCTCGTCCGCCGACGACAGCCCGCCGAAAAACAGTTCGATCTCGATCGTCCGGCCACGATCGAAGCGCCCGGCAATGCCGCCGGTCAGCGACGCGGCCAGAACGCCCAACCTCGCCGGCCGATCGAGCGCGGCCCGCGCGCGATATCCTTCCATCGTCACGGAGGAGGACAGTGCCATCCGCCGCCATGGCCGGCAGAAACCTGCGGCCCGGGCAAAGCTCGCCGCCTCGCCGGGCGCGAATCGTGGCAGATCGAGAAAATGCAGGATCGGCGCAAATGCGTCGGAGACAGCGCGGCCGCCATTCCTGTGCCCCTCGTCAGCGGCGTAGTTCGATGGCGCGAGCGGCGCGTGGTGCCGTGCGTCGATCCGCCGCACCGCCCCCTCCTCGATCCGCTCGACGATAAAGGTCCCATCTGGCCCGGCCCCATCCGGCAAAACCAGCCGCACCGCATCCCCGGGCTCGACCGCGACATCGGCCGGCGAGAGCCCGAAACTCAGCGACCGTTTCGCAATCCTGTGGGTACGCAGCAGCGTCTCGACGGCATCGAGCGACGTCTCCTCCGGCAGCACGGCGGGCAGATCGTAGCTCAGGATACGCTGGCTTTCCGCCCGTGCCCGCCGCGACCGCACGCCCGACTGCTCGTAATCGAGCCGTGGATTGTAGGAGGTCAGCACCGCCTCCGCCGCAAAATCGCTGTCGTGCCCACGGTTTTCAGACCAGAGGGCCTCATCCTCGGTATCCGCGACGACGGTAATCTCCTTTGCCGCCAGGCTGACCTTCAGCCGCGACCGGAAACGCAGCCTGCCGCTGTCTTCCCCCACATCCACCTGAAACACCTCGAGCAGCGGTTCCAGAAGAGCCCGCGCAGAGGTCACCTCGCCCTGCACATAACCGGTCAGGTCGCCACTCACTTCGGAAACGTCGAAATCCTCAAAACCGTGCTCTGTCAGGATCGCGGCGATCGCATCGGCGAGCGTCGTTGCACCCAGCCTGCCGTTCAGCCAATGGCCGGCGCGCCAGTTACCGCCATCGCTCCAGGCCGAAAGATCGCCGGGAAAGGCCGGAACAGGCCTGGCATCCCAGGTCCAGACAAACACGTGGTCCCGGTCGACCACGCCGGCCGGCGTCGCGTCACCCTGCCACCAGCCATGATGCGCTTCCAGGAACCGCCGCTGCATGCTGTCGGACCGTCCGCCGCTCGAAAAATACGGCAGCGCGCTTTCGGCCGATTTCGGATCGATGAAGACGTTCGGCTGATTGGCGCCCTTGTCGACCGCCGGGCACCCGAGTTCGGTAAACCAGATCGGCTTCATGCCGGGCACCCAGGCCGTCGGCGTTATATTCTCGGCACCGCCCACACGGTCATGATGCTTGTTCGACCACCAGCCCAGGAGGTCCTTGTAACGATAGACCCACGGCTTGCCCGCCAGTCCATCCGAAATCAGCGATCGCACCCGGTTTCGCCGGTCCGCATCGCTCGCATAATACCAGTCGAAACCCTCGCCGGCAGCGATCTGCGCCGCCATCGCTCGGACGTCATCCACAAGCCGAAAACCATCCGGATTGTCTGCGACAAGATCTTCGTCGCGCCAATCGCCGAGCGGCATGTAGTTATCGATGCCGACCGCATCGATATCCGCCGAAGCCCAGAGCGGATCGAGATGGAAATGCACCTCGTCCGAACCGTCCTGCGGGTGATAGCCGAAATATTCGCTCCAGTCGGCGCCGTAGGTGAGCTTCGTCTCCGGCCCGACGATCGCCCGCACATCCGCCGCAAGCCCAACCAGTTGCTGCACGAAAGGAAAGGCCCCCGTCTCGTCGCGCAATTGCGTCAGCCCGCGTAGTTCCGAGCCGAGGATGAAACCATCGACCCCGCCCGTGGCTGCCGCCAGGCCGGCATAATGCAGCACCATGCGCCGGTATCCTTCGGAACCGGCGCTGAAAGCCTGCGCCTGAGCCCGCGCTTCCTCCGTCTTATCCGCCGACGCCGGAAAACAGGTGATCCGCCCGCGCCAGGGAAAGGCCGCCTGCTCCACGCCACGGTAGGGATCCGGCAGGCCGTTGCCGGGCGGGATATCCATCATCACGAACGGATAGAGATAGACCTTCAGCCCACGCGCCCTGAGGTCGGTGATCGCCTGCGCCACGCTCGCGTCGCTCGGCGTGCCGCCGAAAGCCGGCCCGCCGTCCTGGCTCACCAGATGCGCATCGCCGCGCGACATGCCGGCCACCGACCACTCCGCGCTTTCCTCCCGTCGCTCGGGCACCTCGACGCCCGGCACGATGCGGCAATGCCCTGCCCTGAGGTCCGTTCCGAACCAGGAGACCACCAGCGCCACCCGTTCGAGGTTGGGGCAGAGCGCCTGCAACTCATCGAGCGACGCCTGCCAGTCGGTGCCGGCCGCCAGCGTATGGCGATTGAGAATGCGCCCGCTGCCCTCGCCGGTCTTCTCCGTCACCGGCACAGTTGCATAACCATGCTCCGTCGCGCCCGGCGTGACCGTCACGGCGCGTATCTGATGTTCGAGCCTGCCGACCGGCCGCAGCACCTCGAACTGCAGCAGCGGAATGCGATTGCCGAAACTGTCGAGCGGCAGCCGATCGAACACGACATACGCCAGCCCGCGATAGGCCGGCGCATTGCCCTCGCCCTGCTTCGCCTCGATCAGCGGATCGGGCAATTGCTCCCCGTCGCCACGATAGACCCGCATCTCGATTGCCGTCAGGTCGAGCTCACGTCCATCGGCCCAGACCCGCCGCACGCCGGCGATCGGTCCCTCGCAGAGCCCGACCGCGAGGTTTGCGAAATAGCGGAACGTCTCCACCCGCGGCCCGCTCGTCGCCTTGCCGCCGGAGCGCTCGCGCGTCACCTCTTCCTCGAAACGCGTCGCCCAGATCAGCGTGCCGCCGATCCGCGCCGTCCCGTAGATGCGGTTGATCGCCGTTCCTTCATCAGCACCCGGAATGCGTGCAGTCGCAAGACGCGGCCCGGAGATGGTCGTGCCGCTGCCGCCGATCAGCGCCCGATCGACCATGCTGCCGGCCAGCGCCCCTGCCGCCCGCCCAATGATCGCACCGACCGGACCGAACACGCTGCCGAGCGCCGCACCCGCCGCCTGGAAAAGGATAGTGGCCATCAACAACTCCGCATATTCTAAAAGGCGAGCAAACCACTGGAAGCTCGTTTCGATTGCGTGATATGAGGTGATAGGTTGAGCGCAAAAGCAGCGTGCGCCGCACCAGCCGGCGCGTCGATGGTGTAGGGGTCACATCGACCTTGGCAGAGGCCCTGCTCTCAATCATGGAGGGGATGTTATGAGGCGAAGGCCTTTTAGCGTCACGCTGATGGTGAAGAAAACCCGGACGGGCTGGTCTATCGCCGTCCGGGTCATATTCGCTAGCTAAGTAAAACGATGGGCGAGGCTGCAACCTCGCTCATCACTCCAAAAAAGATAACAATCTCTTGGCAACCAACAAGTAATCCTTAGTTGCATAAATTACAACTTTTAAGTTTTCCAGGTTGTGCTGCGCATGATCAAGGATCGCATCGGAAACCGGTGCACCCCCGCAATCCGTCGCCGCCACGATGGTACCAGCGCCGAACGCGTCACCGCCGATTGCTCATAGGCATGGATGAAATGCTGCGGCCCGGCCAACACCCCGGCATGTTTGGCCGCGCAATCCGGCCGCCAGCGAAACAGCAGGACGTCGCCAGGCTCCGCCTCCGCCAACGGCACCGCCGGCCCGAAGAGCCGCGCGGCCGCGTCCGCAAGCCGGTCTTCACCGCTCCGCTCCGCCCAATCGGGCGCATAGGCGGGCACCGTCTCCGGCTCCTCGCCGTAAAGCTCGCGCCAGATCCCGCGGATGAGCCCGATGCAATCGCAGCCGACGCCCCTCGTAGCGCCCTGATGTCGATAGGGCGTGCCTATCCATCCCTCGGCCAGTGCCACGACCCGCTCGCTTTGCCCGCTCATTCGAAGATCGGGCCGCCGTCATGGACCCGCTCCCCATCGACATAGGAATAGGCAAAATCGGCGCCGGGAACATGCGGAAAACCGCGGAAATTCAGATGGTTCGCAAAGCGCGCCTTGCAGGTTGCAAACGACTTGTCGCATCCCGCGGTCAGCGTAAACGTGTGGCCCGCCGCAACCGGCTCCTCCAGTGGCAGCCAGAAAGTCAGCTCCACCGAACCGTCCGACCTCTTCTCGTGCGCGTCGACATCGACCGCCACGCCGTCCGAAAACGTCAGCACGCCGTGGCGGAAAAACCCGCTCGCGAAACCACCGAGCCCCGAGACCACAATCCGGCTCGCGTCCTTTACCGCGACCACCGCCCCTTCGCCGCGCCACAGGGCCAGGTCTACGCCGCAGCGCGTATCCCCGAGGCTCGCGTCGCAGCGTCGGTTGTAGACGCGCCCCTGCGGCTGGCTCAGCCGATGCGCCAGACTGCGCAGCTCTGCGCGAAACTGACCGCCGGTGCGGGAAACCTCGCCGATCTCCCGCACGTTCAAAAGCACGTGCTGGTCCGGTGCCGCCCAATTGACGAGAAACAGTTCCACCCGCGCACCGTCGTATCTGCCGGTCGCCAGATCCTGCTCGCCAATCGCCGCATTTGAAAAGCCACCGACGACCTCGTCGGCGCTGGCGGAAAGTCCCGTTGCCGCCTCCGCCTCGCTTGCCGAAAACCCGCTTGCCGCCAGGAAGGTCGTGCCGCTGAATGTCAGGTCATGGTCGTGTTCGGTGAAACCCAGGATCACGCCGTCGCGCCGCGTCACCCGCCATGCGTGACAGGTGGTCGTTGCCTCCTGCGCCAGATGCTCGGCCAGATCAGCCGGTATGGTTCTCATGCCAAAACCTCCGTCAGCGGAATGGTCGGGATGCGCCCGGCATCAAAATGCGCGAGGTTGACGTCGATCCGGTCGGTATCGAACCGCACCGGCACGTCGAATTCGTAACCCGCCCGCACCGCCGCCCCGGCCGGTGGAGCATGCCCGGCGGTAAAGGTGACGATTCCCGTTGCCGCATCGACGGACCAGGCTTCCGCAGGTACTGCGACGCCGTCCACCGACAAGGTGACCGAGCCAGTGACCGGCTTGACGATCCGCCTCGTCCAGCTGCCGCCGCCATCCGCGTAGGTTTTGACGAGCTGGAATGCCGCGGTCTCCCCGTCGCCCGTGCCGATTGCCTGGTCGGTCGCCGATAACGCCTCGCCCGGCGCGCAGGATTTCCAGTCGACGGGATCGCGGAACCGAAAGCCGTAAAGCTGCCCGCCCCGCGCCTCGAAAAATTCCAGCACCGCATAAAGATCGGTGAGCGATTTCACCCCCGAACCGGCATCATAGCTGCGCCTTGAATCCCGCCAGCGCTGGTTGCGCTGCTCGCGCCCGTTGGAAAGATTGACGATATCGGTGCGCCGCACCGGCCCCCCGGTTGCCCCGAGCGCCAGGCGCAGCGGGAACCGAACCTCGTGAAAACCGCTCATCTCATCCTCGCAACATCATCGTCACAAACCACGCCGCCCGCGCGAGACGCTACGCGCCAGCATGGCGGAAATCTGCCCTTCGCTTTTGCGAAAGCTCGCGGCATCGCTCGCCGTCACGTTGAAGACGATCTGCGGCGTGGCCTCGCCCGCCGACGCAACGCCGAGTGCGCCGTCCGGCCCGCGTCTGAGCGGCAGGATCGCTTCCGCGCCGGCCTCGCCCATCAGGCCCATATCGCCGCCCATCGGGAAGAAGCTCGGGGAACGCACGACACCGCCGTCGGCAAACGGCGTCACAGACCCCACCAGTCCGCCGATCGCATTGCCCAGCATGTTTTCGAGCGGCTTCAACCCGGCCGCCAGCGCGATATCCGAAAGCCGGTTGCCGAGCCCCTTGAGTACGTCCTCGAGCCCGCGCCCGCCCGTCGTCGCGGATCTGAGGGCCCCGGTCAGTGCGGCCCCGAAGCGCTGCGAGCGGACTTCGAGATCCGCCATCACGCCGGTCAGCGCCTCCGCACCGGAGAGCGTGCCGGCCAAACTATTGTCGTCTTCCATTGTGGACTCCCGTTTCGTCGCCGCGGTCCTTCATAGGAAATCTTGCAAGATCCGCCCCTCATCCGGCTGCCGCCACCTTCTCCCCGTTTTCACGGGGAGAAGGGCGCAAGTCGCGCCGACCTTGCCCAATCACGGGCAACACGCAAGGCACGTCCCCTCTCCCCGTCAAAACGGGGAGAGGGTTAGGGTGAGGGGCAATTTTGGACGCAACGCCAACTGACAGAAACAAGACGAGCGGCAGACTCACTCATCCGGAAACGCCTGCATCAGCGCGTCCAGCCCCGCTCTCTCGATTCCAGCGCCACGTCCCTTCAGCCCGCCGGTCATGGCAAAAAACTCGACGGGCGTCAGCGCCCAGAAATCCCTCGGCGGAAGCCGCAGCAGGCAGAGGCCGGCATGCATCACCACATCCCACGGAAACGGTAACCTCGCCTCGTCGATCGCGATTGAGGCCGAGAACCCACTCGAAGTTCCTCCTGCGATCGCTCCGATGCCCGCTGCGGCTCTCAAGGGTTTGCCGTGGCTTTGCCGCCCGGCTCCGCAAACGTCGCGGCCAGCAGATCCCCGACAATCTGCGCATAGGCTAAAATTCCGCCCTCGATGCTCATTGCCGCCACCTCATCGTCGGAGAAGAGATTGCCGCCGCCTCTCAGGCCGGCACCGATCAGCCGGATCATGTCCGCCGCCTTCAGCCGCCCGGAGGAAAACCGTTCCGCCAGCCCGTTGAGGTCGCTGACGGAAAACGCGGTTTCCAGTTCCGCCAATGCGCCGAGCGTCAGGCAGAGAATGCGGCGGTCGCCGTCGATCACCGCCTCCACCTCGCCGCGCCTGCGGTTTGCGTGTCCGCCCGCCATCACAGCACTTCGAAGGTCAGGCTGCCGGCCGATTCCAGCGCCAGTTCAAAGCGGATCTCGCCATTGTGCTCGCCGGAATATTCGAGCGCCGTCACCTGGAACGGTCCGGTCAACGTGCCGAAGGCCGGGATCAGGATCTGCCAGGCCAGAATACTGCCGGCAAAGAATGCAGCCCGCACCAGCGCATCGCTTTCCTGGTCCTTGAAAATGCCGGCGCCGGTCAGCGAAGCGCGCTGCACGCCGGCGCCACCCAGAAGCTCGCGCCAACGCCCGGCGCTTTCGGCATCGGTGATGTCGACGGTCTCGGCATTGAAGGCGAGGCGCTTCGAGCGCAGCCCCGCCACCGTCAAGAACGCGCCGTCATTGTCGATCTTCAAGAGCAGGTCCTTGCCCTTCTGCGCCACCATGTGGAAGTCCTTTCCGCTGTTGTCCGTTTGTCGCTTCCGCACCGTAAAAAGCGGTGCTAGAGCATCGGGCGCTCAACCATCCCTTTCGCGAATGCCTCCCGCCGCCATGCCCAAAATCCTCCCGCTGCGCTCGGCGCAGACGATCGCCGTGCTCGCCGTCACCCAGATCATTTCCTGGGGCACGACCTTCGATATGCTCGGGGTCATGGGCCGCATCGTCGCGCCGGAACTTAATCTTCCGAACGAGGTCGTGTTCTTCGGCCTGTCGATCATGATGCTGGTCAGTGCGCTTGCCGGTCCCGCGACCGGGCGGCTGCTCGGTCGCCATGGCGCTGCAAAGGTCATGGCGAGCGCGTCCGTCATCTTCGCGATCGGCCTCACGCTGCTCGCGAGCGCTCACGAAATCCTGGTTTACGGGCTCGCGTGGATCGTGATCGGCATCGGCGGCGCGCTCGGCCTGTCGGCGCCGGCCTACACGGCGGTCGTCGAGCGCGAGGGGCTGGGCGGCAAGCGCATCATCGCCATCCTGATGCTGTTCACCGGCCTTTCGGCGACTATTTTCTGGCCGCTCCTGGCGCTGATGAACGATCTCGTCGGCTGGCGGATGACGTTCGTATTCTCAGCCATGCTGCAGCTCTTCATCTGCCTGCCGCTCTATCTGTTCGGCCTTCCCAAACCGATCGACCGCAACGAGCAAACACAGGCCACGGATACGGTTCCTGTCGATTTCACGCCGCCGGAACGCCGTCGCGCCTTCTTCCTGGTGGCGGCGGCAACGGCGATCAGCTCGTTTATCAGCTTCGGCCTGTCACCCTCGCTGCTGGCCCTGCTGCAACAGGCCGGCGCCTCGCCAGCACTTGCCCTGCAGCTCGGCTCGGCCCGCGGCGCGATCGGCGTTTCCGCCCGCTTCGTCGACATGGCGCTTGGCCGACGCGGCAATGCGCTTCTCACGTCGCTTGTCGGCACCGGACTGGTTCTCTTCAGTTTCCTGCTCGCCGCGACCGTCACGTCCTCGCCCCCAGTCCTGGTGGTGTTCATGGTGCTCTATGGCTTCGGCACCGGCGTGCTCGCGGTCGCCCGCGCGCTCCTGCCGCTGTCGCTGTTTTCGCCCCGCGAATTCGGCCTGCAATCGGCCCGCCTGTCGATGCCGCAGAACCTTGCCAATGCCGCCGCACCGGTCATCTTCACCGCCCTCCTCGACCGCGTCGGCGCCACGGCGGCGCTTGTGACCGGCGCCGTGCTCTCGGCAATCTCGCTGGTATTGGTGCTGATGCTGGTGGGGCTGGTGCGCAGCGCGAATGGGCGGAGCCGCCTAGCTGCTGATCGAAGCCAGGATATCCTTGACCGGTAATAGCAAGGTCCGGTCCAGTCCCTTGGCCTGGCGGAAACCGTATCTGAGGTAAAACCTTGTTGCCTCATCGTCGAGCGCATGAACCATCACTGCCCGGAACGCCACCACTTCAGAGGTCGCAACCACGGCCAACAGAGCATTCTTCAGCAGTTCGCCGCCCAGCCCTTGTCCATGATGCCTCCGGTCCACCGCAAGCCGAGCCAGCAGGGCCACAGGGATCTCGCCCGGCGCCTGATGGCCCTTGACATGACGGGGCGCTTTTTCACGCGAAATCATGCCGGCGCAAAGCGAGTGGTAACCGACCACCCGAAAATCGGCGTCGGCAATCACGAAGGTCCGTGTGTAACCCTGCACCTGATTGTGAAGCGCCATCTCCTTCAGGAAGACATCGAGCACCGGCTTGCCGCTGTCGAACTCCCCAAGATGATGCTGTTCACTCAGCGGGGCCGGTTTGCGATACATGGTCTCAGTCGAGCCATTCGCGGTTCGACTTCAGCAGAGCCGAGAGTTTCTCATTGACCTGAGCAGGCTCGCCAAGCAGATCCTCGACGGCATCGAAGACAGTCGCGTCGACACCAATGAACCGCTGGTCCAAAAGCTCCTTCTGGGCCACTGCAAAGGCCGCTTCCGTCATGAATGCTGTCAGCGACTTACCGGAAATCTCCGCCGCGCGGGCAATCACGTCCCGCGTGCCGGCATCGATCCGCAAATTGATCGTTTCGCTTTTTCGAAGAGCTACCATTGCCATCACCCCAATGCACATACATTGTATATACATCTCCGGTGAAATATTCAATGATCAGGCTTTCATTATTCCGTCACCGCCCGAAACCGCATCTCCGCCAGATAGAACTTCGTCTTCGGCTCCCGCCGCGTCCTTGTGCCGACCTGCAGCAGGTTCACCAGCACCGCACCGTCGAGCGGCAATGCCGCATCGTGGAGCAGGCCATGCACCAGGCCGGCGATCTCCTGTGCCTGCCGCCGTCCCTCGCCGTCCGACCAGATTTCCAGAACCAGAAGATGTTCCTCGCCGGCCTCGCTGGCTGTCGAAAAATCCCGTGTCTCCATCTCGCCGAACACAATGCAGGGCAGTTTTGGCCGCGGCAGAAGCCGGTCTCGGATGCCGTCCGTGCCGATGATCGCGGTCAGCGCCGCATCACTGGCAAGCGTCTGGTGGATCGCCTGCAGAAGCGCATTTCCCGCCGTCATCGGGCTTCCTCCTCGCATTGGCAGACGAGATAACGCCGCGTCTCGTCCGGATCGCGCACCAGCTTGACCAGGAATATCCGGCCGCCCTTTCGAAACCGCTGGCCGGCTGAAATGCCGTCGCGGAACCGTGTCCAGATGCGGTGGCTGATGGTGCCGGCCTCTGCGGCCGCCTGTTCGGCTACCACGACCGAGAGAGGCTCGATCCGCGCCCAGAGCGTCGCCGTCACCTCCCAGGCGACCGTCGCGCCGCCTTGCCGGTCCGGCATCGCCTGCGGCGCCTCGAGGTCGAGCCTTGCCGTCATCAACCCCGGATCGAAGAACACGACCATTAGAGCCTCCGCATCCGGAAAGGCGCGATCAGCCGCTCATAGCCGTCGGGGATGCCGGCCGGCTGGTTCTCCGGCGAAACGACGCCGCGGAAGGCGAACATGTGGCCGATATGGATCGACATCGCCCGTTTCAGCGTATCCGGCACATCGGTGCCCGCCTCGCCGAAACCGGCCGAAAAGTCGATCTCGATGCCGTTGATCGACCTGCCCGGCGCCGGTGGGTGCCGCAGCCAAAGCCGCGCCGGACGGCCCTTGCCGTCGAGCAGATGATCTTCCAGTGGAACTTCAAGCGCAGTGCCGTCAGCGTCGTAAACCGTAACGTTCTGAATCTCTTGCACCGGCGATCTCGAAATCCGGATCACCCCGTCCGCCGGCCAGCGGTCGAGATAGAACCGCCAGGTTTGAGAGATCAGGCAAAGCCCCGTCTCCCGCTCAAGGTGCTCGCGGGCGGTGCTGATCAGCGAGGCCAGCAACGCATCCTCGTCGCTTCCGTCAAGACGCAGATGCGCCTTCACCTCGGCAAGCGTCAGCGGCTCCGCGGAAGGCGGAGTGGTTTGGGCATAGGTCATGGGGATCCCGGGGGTGAGTAGTGGTTAGCCGGTAGTGAGTAGTAAGGCGCAAGCAGAGGGCGTGACGTGGAAAAGGCGGCCAACTGATTGGCCGCCCCTACTCACTAATCACTACCCACTACTCACTTTGCGGCGGCTCATGCCGCCGCAAACTTCACCACCTTGATCGCCTCGAAATTCTGCACCCCGCCGCCGACGCGCTTGGTGGTGTAGAAAAGCACATAGGGTTTCGCCGAATAGGGATCGCGCAGGATACGCACGCCCGCCCGGTCGACGACGAGATAACCGGAGCGGAAATCGCCGAACGCGATCGAGAGCGAGTTCTCCGCCACGTCGGGCATCTCTTCGGCTTCGGCGATCGGAAAGCCCATCAGCGAGGCCGGTTGGCCGGCTGATACCGGCGGGTGCCAGAGATAGTTGCCGTCGCCGTCCTTGAACTTGCGGATGTCGCCCTGCGCCTTGCGGTTCATCATGAACGTGCCGTTCTGGCGATGGCCGGCCTTCAGCGCATAAATGACCTCGATCAGCGTGTCCGAAGGACCGGTCGTTTTCCAACCGCCCGCAACGCCGGTGGCGATATGGCCGATATTGCCCCAGCTCCAGGAGCCTTCCGCCACCGTCGGATAGGACAGAAATCCTTTCGGCTTGTTGGTGCCGTCGCCGCGGATGAAGGCGTCGCCCTCCTGCTCGGCAAACACGATGTCCACCTCGCCGGCGATCCAGGCCTCGATGTCGACCGCCGAGTCGTCCAGCAGCGACTGCGTCGCGGCCGGCATGGCGTAGAGCTCCATGGTCGGGAAGGTGAGCTCCGTGAGCTGCGGCGTATTGGTCTGCGGCCGCGCCGTGGTCTCCGCCACCCAGCCGGTGGAAAGCCCGGCCGCCGCGAACGGCTTCTTCAGCACGGCGGAGGATACGGTACGCACGGTCGAGAGCGCCCGCATCGGCGAGACCGCCGAAATCCGCCGGCCGATTTCCGTGTCGGTTTCCGGCGGCACGAGATAACCGCCATCGGCACCGGTCCCGGAAGAAAACGCCTTGGCCTCCAGTTCGCGCAGACCGTTTTCCTCGCCGCGGCGGACATAGGCGTCGAAGGCCGCCTTATGCTCCACGACCTCTGCCGAAAGCTCCGAGCCGCCGCGGCCAAGCTGCGGCCTGGCCTTCTTCAGCACCAGCTGGTCGAGCACCTTCTTCTGGTCGTCGACGGCGCGGTTGATGCGGTCCATCTTGTCGCGGGTCACGACGTCGGCGGTCAGCTTCTGCTCGATCTCGCCGAGGCGCCGGTCGTTGACCTCCTTGAAGGCCTCGAACGCCTCCATAAATTCGTCGAAGGCCGCCGTCACCGTTTCCGGCACTCCCTTGACTTCGGGGGCTTTCACTTCGGGCGCCACGCTTGCCATCGTTCTCGCCTGCTCGGTCATATCACTTTTCCTTTGAAGGTTGATTTCATCATCATCTTCGCCGCCCGCCGCATCTGGCGGACGAGTTCGGTTTCCCTGTCGCGGAAGAACCGCGCATGCTTGACGTTGGAGACCCGCGCCGATGGCAACATCGGAAAGGTCACCACCGAAATTTCCCACAGATCGGCCTCGAGGATTTTGCGCACGCCCGTCTTGGCGTCGGTGCGGGCCTTGACCGTGCGGAACCCGATCGACAGCCCGTCGAGCGCGCCGGATTTCATCAGCGCCAGCACCTCGCGGGAGCGGGCGACGCCCGGCGACAGCATGCCCTCGACGTAAAGCCCGCGGGCATCCTCCCGGATCGTCCGCCAGGCGCCGATCGGCTCGGAAGGGTCGTGCTGATAGAGCATCCGCACCCCAGGCGCCCCACGCTCGACGAGGCAATTGCGAAAGGCGCCGCGCTCGATCGTATCCTTGCCGAGGTCGACTTCGCCGAAGACGCTGGCGTAACCGGAGAAAACCCCGTCGCCGGTAAGCCCAGCGAGTTCCAGATTGGCAAATTTGCGCGCAGTCGGACGCGGCCCGCGATAAGCGTGCATTGGTATTCTCCTAACGATTGAATTGGTGCTGGCCCGGACGACGGCCGAAGTTATGCCCCGCCGCCCCGTCCCCCATATCTGACGGCGATCCGCGCCAGCGCGCCCAGCACCCACCAGGCACAAAGACTGGCCGCTGCCGACCCCGTCAGCATCACTTCCACGCCGGAAAGCTCCCCGCCGATCCCCAGCCGCTCCACCAGCCAAAGCCCGGTCGGCCCGCCGAAGATCATCCCGCAACTCAGGCCCGTCAGAAACCGGCTCGCCGCCTCGCGACGGCTCTTCGGCAGCAGATAGATCAGCGACACGCCGGCTCCCGCCGTGGCGCCCACCGCCTTGGCGGCCCAGATGCCGGCCAGGGCGCCCGGATCGTTTCCGAGATCAGCCATTTTTAATCTCTCTTGTTTATGATGCACGCATACGGACCGAACGGCGCCGCTGCCATGCAACCAGCCGTTCCGCGCTCGACACAGGGTCGGCGGATCCAATTTCCATGAATATTCAGAATCGCTTGGGGCTACTTGCTGCGACGTTGAGTCCGGCACTTCGCAAGTTGAGTGAGTTCGGAGACCGATTCAGCAGACCTGCAGAAAGTGTGCCTCCTCAAGGATTTCATTCGAAGTCGTCGTCTTCGTCCTTTTCGAGATCCGCTGGCCCCTGCCGCGCATGCATGATGGAGACAATCAGTATCCGATCCGCCTCGATGACATAGTCCAGATGATAGGGCGCAGATACGAAACGGCGAATTCCTTCGACCGGCGCCACAGCGGTCCCGACACGAGGATGATCCGCAATCAACCGTGCCGCCCTCTTGACCTGTTCCGAAAAGGCAATGGAGACCGTCGGCTGAATTGGGCAAGATACGCCCTTTCCCGTTGGACGTAGCGTATCGCTTCTTCCGACAGGAACACCTTCATCAGGCGGCGTCCTCGCGGTTGAGACGGTCAAGCTCAGTGAAAAACTCCTCCGCCTCCACGAAGCGCCCGGCCTCGATATCCTCCCTGCCACGCTGGATGCTCAGGATTTCGCTTCCCTCCGCCATCAGGTAATATTTCAGCGCCCGGACGATCACCCAGGATCGGCTTCTGTCCGCTGTCTCAGCGATCTTCTCGATGTCCTCAAGGATGTCGAGCGGCAGGCGCAGCGTGATCGGGTCTGAAAGAACAGGCTTGGCCATCTGGGCCTCCATTTGTAATACGACGTATTACAATCTACACCCCTTGCTTACGGATTAATACCCCACCGCCTGGCGCTTCTCCTCGTCGCTCAGGAACGCCGCCGCCCCGACCCTTGCCCACAGCGCCTCACGCTCGGCGGAAAGGCCGGCGATCCGGTCGAGATCCGGCTCCAGCCGCAGCCGATCGCCATAGGCCTCCGACAGCCAGGCGGAAAAGCTCGCGGCGGTACGGGAGATCAGCGGCAGCACGGTGAGGCGGTAGAAGGCGCGGTTGGCCTCCTGGTAGTTGGCATAGGTATTGTCGCCCGGAATGCCGATCAGCATCGGCGGCACGCCGAAGGCGAGTGCGATGTCGCGGGCGGCCCCGTTCTTGGCCTCGATGAAATCCATGTCCTTCGGCGACAGGCCCATCGCCTTCCAGTCGAGCCCGCCTTCGAGCAGCAGCGGCCGGCCGGCATTGACGGCGCCGGAATAACCCGCCTCCAACTCGTCCTTCAGCCGCTCGTACTGGTCGACGGAGAGGTTGCCGCCGTCCTTCGGCTGGTAGACCAGCGCGCCGGAAGGTCTAGCGGAATTGTCGAGCAGCGCCTTGTTCCAGCTCGCCGCCGCATTATGCAGGTCGAGTGCCGCACCCGCCGCTCCGAGCGGCGGAAAACCGCAATGGTCGTCGAGCGGATGAAACAGCTTGAGGTGCAGCAGGGCGATGCCATCGCTCTCGGCCGGCAGCCGCCGCGTGGTGCCGCCGGCGCGGTAATCGTAACCCGCCACCCAGCCGTCGCGGCCCTCGACCACGCTCACCCGGTCGGGCCGGAGCAGATGCAGTTCGCGTAAGCTCCCGTCGATCGACAACGGCTCGACATAGGCATTGCCGGAAAGCGCCAGGTGCCCGTAGAGCGCCTCGAAAAAGTCAGGCCCGCCCTGCCGGCCGTTCGGCCGCGCCAAGAGCGCCAGCGCCGGATGTTCGGCAAGCTCCGTCGCCCCGTCATAGGCAAGCCACGGCACGGCTGCGGCGGCTTCGGCGATCATCCGCACCGCCCGATAGGCGACCGGGTTCCTCATGAAGCCCGCCCGCGCCAGCGCCGCATAGGACCGCCCCGACCACTGCGCCGCTCCCTCGCCCGAGACGATCGCAAAACCGGAGGCCGTCTTGGTTTCGGTTTTTTGGGTGTCGGTCCCCTGGATTTCGGGCACGGCCTGTCGCCCACCCGCGGAAAACCAGGGGCGCCGGAATGGAGATTTCAT